GAGGCCGGGTTCGGATAGTCCTGTCAGACTGAGTAATGCCGAATTTTTCATGCGAAACTGAACGTCCAACTTGCCTTCATCGTTCGCATAGTCTAATAACTCGCGATACAGATTATTTTGGCCGTTAGAGACACTCGCTTCATACATTTTAAAATTGCGGTACGCTCGTCGTTGCTTGAAGTAATCCAAATTCGTCCCTCCTTTACTAATGGGCCTTTCACCCGTTCGGTGGATTCAGTCACTGCTGTTCAAGCCAATTCTGTTTAGTCAATCTATGAGTAAGTCGTCTGCACTAACGACGCTCTCTAACTTTTTGGTACTACGACAATAAGCACAATGTCCGCATTGGATAGGATCTGCTTCGCCTTTAATGACATCTTGAATATGCTGTTGAGAGTCCAATATCTGGTTCATAGCATTAGTAAGTCGGTACTCCGGTAAATCAATAGCCTGCTTGTCTGGTGGATCCTGTTTGCTTACTGCCACGATGTACGGTTTACACATCACACCGAATTGCTGCTTAATCAGTTCCTGATACACGGCCATTTGAAGCTGATAGTTATACGCATAAACAAATGGTTCCCGTTCACGGCTTTCTTCATTCCAATAACCCTTATAAATATCAGCGGTCGTCTTTAGATCAACGAAGTAACCTTGTTTCAAATTGAGGCAATCAATCTTGCCCTTCCAGGGATAACCACCGATTTCACCAGTTACAATCACTTCTTTATCGCCTTGATAAAGAAGATTAAAATCATGATCGTCAGATAAGGCTTCAATCATGGATTCAGCAATTTTGAAGTCCTTTTTGAGATGGCCTTTGCTTGGGCCCTGGCTTGAAATTGCCTCTGGATGTTCATCAACAAACTTGGCATGAGCTTTCTCGCTTTCGAAGTAGCTGTGAAGCCAATTTCCAACGATTAGCGCCGTTGAGTTCATAACTGGCTCCCATTTACCCTGCAACTCGGCGAGTGCTTCAGCCTCACAGGCTAAAAACTTCTTGAACCATGTTGCTGACATAAATGATTGATCTGTCCAGCGATCGTAATAGTTAGCCGGCGTCAAGGTCTCCGAGGTTGTCGAAGAGGTTTTGCTGGTTGGCCCCGTCTTTGGCAGGTTCTTGATCATTGCTTGGTGCCTCCTTTACAGCTGTTTTAACGGGTTCTTTGACTGGTTCGGCAGACTCTACCTTCTCAGCTTTATTCTCTGCTACATCAGCTACCAATGACCTTTTAGTCGGTGTTACGTCTTTTCTATCGTCATTCTCATATTCGTTGCGAGTGGTTTCGTTAACTGCTTTTACAAATAAATCGTTGTCTGAGCTTGAATTAATATAGAACTTCGCAGCTCGATTGATAACAGTCCGTTTAGCCATCTCTTCCGGGAACTCGTTTTGAACCTTCTTCGTCTTAGCGTGGCTCCAACTGGTGTCGATGTCTTTTTTTGTCATAACCGTGTATGTCCGGTTCCCGTTGATGTCTTCGATCCATGCAAAGGCCCCGATAATTGGCTTATCTAGGTTCTCAAAGCTTGGCTCGAACTCTTTAACCACCAGCACTCCATTTTCACCACCAATCTTGAAAGTGTCGTCTTTGTGGACAACCTGTGCCTGAATATCCTTAACGTTTGAAAGACGCTTTACAACACTAATTGAGCCAAAATAGGAACGCTGCATGACTAACTGGTTGCCATAAGGAATGAAATAGCATTGGTTTTTAGCTGGGCTCAATCCTTGAATTGCCATGTTCATCAACGTCTTGATAACTGATCCTTGGTCACACTTATCAAGTAATGGTTGGCCCTTAGACGTATCACTCAAAATCAAGTAAGCACTGTTTAATGCATTCCCTACTGAATAATCAGGTGGTAATGACAAGCCTTCATTATTCTTCATATCCTCAATATTGTTATTAACCATCGTAACTAACTCATTACTCATGCTTATTCCTCCTCTGATACCCAGTAATAGCCCAGACGTGTCATCATCGTGTCCGTGTCGATGTGTGCCAGTAGCTCGTCCCATAGACGGGACTGACCAAACACATCAATCAACCATTGCCAATTTGGCTCCTCACCTTGATCTGGATATAACACGCTTACGTCAGTCGAACCGAAAGTGACGATACAAATGGCGCTCAACATATCGGCCTGCATATCAGCCGCCCACTGCTTAAAGTCGTTATTATCGATATAATCTTGAAATAACTGTGCCTTGGCAAACTCATCACCATCGTAACAATAGTTATCTGCGTCAAGTACCCAGTCGCGTGAGTCGTTACGTTGCTGCCAATGCTCGTTTAAATCTGCCTGTGCTGGTATCATTTGCCCCACCTCCGTGTCAAACGTTGCCTTAGTGACTGTTTCGGAGTACAATAGAACTCGAAAATAAAATTATTAAGCGTCTTAGCTGCACGGGTACTCCCAATACTCGAGCAGCTTTTTTCGTACTCAAATTTAGGCTTTGGCGATACTTTGCGTACTTCCAATTCGTTCAACCTCCTTAAACGTATTAAAAAGACTATCTAACTCCTGAATCGTGAGCTGTTTATAAAGCACGTTTCCAATCCTGAACGTAAATTTCATTGTCTTCATCTCCTTAAATTCCAAACCAACTAGCAACTTCATGACGCTTGAACCACAATGCAGTTAACGCGCAGCCTACTAATGCTCCTTCAATCATTGCTATTTCCTCCTAGCCATTTTCTTGATTGACTTTATCGATTACTTCCTGCAATTTATCCATTGGAATACCGGCATACTCAGCTTTCTTAGCCAAATCAGTTATCTCGGCGCTAATTTCTTCTGCATATTCACGTGGGTAGCGTTCAATAACTAATTGCTGTGCTGGTGTTCGGTCTCTCGGCTTGACTGCAATAGCTTCTTCGAACTCAGCCTCAATTATTTCTCGCTGACGCTGTTCCTTTTTCTGTTTCATCAAAGCCGAGAACATATCACCTTGTAGCTGACGATCATTCTGGAATGACAGCACGCCGAAATTCTCACGAGCACCAGAATAATTAAGCCAAAAATCGTTAATTACATTTGCTAACGACTTCCTTATTTGTGAATCAGTGCTTCTTGATCCACTCTTCAACCGAGACAATTGTCCGGGAGAAACATGCGTCCTATCTGCAATCTGCTGCTGTGTTAGTGTTTTATCTCTACCTAATGCCAATGATAATTGCTCTGCAAACTTGTTCTTCATACCTACACCTCTGTATTTTGGAAAGGGCTTTATATCGCCTTTCCACGTAATTCACCTATAATTTAAATTAATCGGGATGATCTAATAAGTAATCCATCATCTCAGCTGCTGGAATCTGCCAGCCGTTATGGGTATTCACATAATCAATAAAGCCACCCTGTTCAATATCCAAATCATGGCGATGCTTGGTTAAATATCGTGAGGCTCGTTCGGTTGATTTAGTTCCGTATTTATACTTGGCCAAATCTTTAAGCTTCCAAGTACGAATACCACGTTGTGCTTGCTTCCAGGCTTGGAACCTCTCGTATTCTTCTTCGCTAATGAATTGGAAGCCCTTTGGAGCCTCATGCCGAACCAATATCGTATCTGACATGTTCGTACCTCCTAATATGAAACTGACATAAGTTGGCTAGCTTGCTCGTTATACTCGGCCGTTACCGCCCGGAATTCAGCATCTAGTGCTTTATCGCTTAGTGCCTCAAACATTACTCTTGGCGTTTCTGGCTTAACCTTTGCTAGTGCATTGATTAATGTAGTTCGTGATAGATGTGTCATTTTGTTTCCTCCGTTCTTTGAAAATTAAATATTTGCTTTTAGTAACTCAAATATTCGACGCGCTTCATCAATGTTGCTCTCGTTAATTTGATATACGTTAGACACACCTAAATGGAATCTAATGATCGTTTTAACTGCGTCTGACAATGAATAAGCTTTTGGGTTCTTACCGTACTTCTCGTTGACAAATTTTGAAATATCGTTTTTAAGCTCCATCCAAGCAGTGTTTTTTGCTTTGACTGGTGCTAGGCTTTTGGCGGCAATAGCTGCGTTTACCTCCGATTGGACCATTTCGTGCAACTGTTCTTGTGTGACTTCCATTACTTAATCACCTCCTTAGGTTCTAATAAGTCATCCACGGTTACGCCCATTGCTTTGGCAAGTAAATTTAGTGTTACAGCATCAGGATGCTTTGTTCGGTTTTCGAGAGTATTTACAGTACTCTGTGATACGCCCGCAGCATCCGCTAACTTTGCTTGCGTCCAGCCAAGCTTGGAACGATTCTTTTTAATTTCTGAGCCGATCATATTTTTCATCTCCTTAAAGTTAACGCATTTGCGTAACTGTATTTTTATTATAACGCCATTGCGTGAATTGTCAACGCAACAGCGTAACTTTTTTAAATGAATTTGTTTTACGATTAACGCAAACACGTTTGGAGGATCTTTTATGACTGAATCAGAATTAATAATTCAACGCTTGTATGATCTTATGCGCGAGCGTAATTTAACCGTCAATCGTTTGGCCACGTTAGCAGGAGTTACTCAATCAACAGTGAGTTCTTTCATTTACCGGCAGAGTGTTCCAAAAGTAGATCTATTGCATTCACTTTGTTCTGCTCTCGGCATCAGCGTCCACGACTTCTTCGACTTCCCGCCTTACAACGAGGTGGAAAAATAAATCTAATGGCATCTGCTTCAATTGCATTAGTGAAGATAGTATCTGCCAGTATTCCTTTGTTTGCCGTTGCAATATCCTATTTCTTTGGTTTAAACACACAAGCACACCAACGAAAATATGATGTGTTACGCGAGCGGTACCAAAAGCTTTATGTGCCATATTTCAATTTACTTTTAATAACACCCCCGGAAGATATATTGCCTAGTGAGTTGTCTTTAGGCGCTCGCAGTAAGTATTTAGATTTGATTTCAAGTCACACACATTTGTTGGGATCAAAAAGTGCTGAGATTTTTCCTAAGTTCTTTCGTGCTTTTATGAACTTGCTTGAATTAGAAGATGACAATACTGATTTTGAGGACGCAGATACAGAATACAATGACGCTTTTATCAGAATGGAAGATATCCTTTTACAAGAAGGGTCAAAGTTAGCAAAGCAGCTAAAATACCCAGACTTAGCAAAAACCATTTCAACCATTCGAGATCAACGGTTGCGTGAATAATAACCAAATAAAGCCCAATAAGTGCCATGATTATACTAATCACGCTCTCGCCTCCTTTCACTACCCCTGCGATATAATGATTGCAAGGAGGTGATATTAATGAATAACTATTTAGTAACTTTTAATCCAGAAAAAGATCTAAACTCTGAATTTGCAGTGACCATTCGAACAACTTTAGAGAATCTATCTCCAGATAAATGGGTTCAAATATTTCCCTTTCAGATTGCAATTCAATCAGAACTAACAATCACTGAACTGAAACAAGAACTTAGTAAGATAGAAAAATCACAACGTGTTTCAATTGTTCGCTTTGATGCATGGTCTACTAACGAAGAACGCAGTAGCCAGTTCCTTTCTGAATACGGATATTAGTTGCTACATCTCTTTACGTATTCACCATAATGTTTTACAAACTCTTCTTTTGATACCGGGGCAGCTTTAAAAGCAATCCCTGGGAAAATATCATGGCTTACTTCTTTGCGCTCAAGACTACTTGCGATAGTTTTGAGCGTTTTATTAAGTTCGTGTAACTCGACTAACAATTGTGTTACTTGTTTTTGTTTCATTTTGCCGCCTCCAATTCTATTCATATTGTTTAACTTTTGTTTGTAAAAAAACGTTAACACTAACTCCTAAAGCGTTAGCTGCTAAAAAAGCTTTTTCCAAAGTCAATTTGTTAGTCCCATATTCAATGTTTGCCAAAGCCTGTCCTGAACGTAAATTCATGGAATGCCCTAATTCTGCGAGAGTTAAATGTTTCTTCTTCCGAATATCTCTGAGAACTAAATTGGCGTCTTTTTTTACAACCGGAACATTCATTAATATCACCTCGTTACACTTTATGTTTAACTTACAGCCTTTATAATACTACACATTTAGTGTAAGTCAACACTTTTCTTACACTTTTTGTTTATTTTCCTAAATATTATGTTTAACTATTATATAATCTACTCAAAGAGGTGAAGTAAATGTCTGAATTAAGCAATAAGCTTACTAATTTACGTGAACAAAAAGGATGGACTAAAACTTATGTTGCAAAAAAGCTTGGCATATCCAACCTCGGAACCTACGCAAATTATGAATATGGTACACGTGAACCTGATCTTCAAATGTTGACAAAAATTTCAGATATTTATGGTGTAACCACGGACTATCTTTTAGGTAATAACAAGACCCCCAAATGGGCAACCAAGAAAGATACCATTGACCTGAAGGATTTTCTTGAAGCAAATGAGGGTTCGATGACCTATGGGGGTGAAGATCTTACTGAAGAAGAAAAACAACAAGTGCGTGTGGCAATGGCAACAATATTCTGGAAACGCCACAAGCATGATTAGGAGTTGTACTTATGGATAGAGTAAAAGATATTGTTAAAGCTATTGTCAATCGTTATCACACAGCGGACCCGTTTGTAATTGCGGAAAAGCTTAACATACAAGTGGAATGGTGTGATTTTGGGGCAATGCCTCTGGGTAAAAATGCTTATGACAACCAAGAGCCTATCATACTACTCAATAATTCTATTAAACACACGCCTACACAGTACTTCATACTTGGTCATGAACTAGGCCACGTTATATTCCATGAGGGACTGATTGGGTACTACACTTCCGTTAAACATGGACATTCTAAGTTTGAACGTGAAGCTGATGAATTTTCGGTTGGATTGATGGGAATGTTGTTTATTGAGGAGAATGACCATATTCCCTATTCATACAGAGAGCTGGCCTATCAATACGGGGTACCATCGGATATCAATGATTAAGGGAAACACTAAAAAATTATGTCCAATAAGCTGATCGACATTAAAAGCTGTTAAAAGAGGAGGAACTTCAGCATGAAGACAAAGAATTTAGCGCTTACCAACGGAATCGTGGGATTAGTTGGCGGAATCATCTTATTATTTGGGGGCTGGTTTGTCGCTGGTGGCGCCCTAAGCGATGCGGCAACTGGATCAGCAACAAGCACATCAGGTACAGTGGCTCTGTTAAACATTTTAAAAATTGCCATTTTAGCATTAGGCATCATTGCATTAATTTATTATAAAGGCGATTCAAGAGTAAATACTGCACCAGGTGTTTTACTAATCGTTGGTGGCGCAATTGCACTTATTCCGTTTTTGGGTTGGATTGGCGGAATTATTGCAATCATTGGTGGTTCTTTATATTTAGCTGCATTAAAGAACTTCAGCCGACCACAACAGTAATGAAAAGCACTATTTTGGAGGATAATTAAATGTCAAAAGACAATGCTGAAGGAAACCGCAGATCATATAAGGCAAAGAAACCTTTTTACAAACGAGTCTGGTTTTGGGTTTTAGCGGTAATCGTCATTTTTATAGTCGGCGGATCATTGGGTGGCAAAGACAATTCCAATGCCACAAATAACGCTGGCAAAACAACTAATGTTAACTCTGAAAAATCAGAATCAACTAAAAATGATAACAGTGGAAAGATTACCCGCTCTCAATTCGATTCAATTAAAATTGGGGATTTGATGAACAACGCACAAGGCGGCGATACGCTCGACAGTCTGAAGCAAAAGTTTGGCAAGCCTGAATCTACGTCTAGTGATACGACTAACGGCGTAAAAACTGATGTTGTTACGTGGACCAACGTTGCTGGAGAATTTGGTGCTAACGTAATGGTATCGTTCACTGACAACCATGCCTACGATAAAAACCTTACAGGATTTAAACTGTCCCGAAAACAAACTATTAAGTTGTCCGATTTTGACGCTTTCAGTAATGGTACGAAGTATTCTGACTTCACGGCTAAATGGGGGCAACCTGATTACTATAATGAATCATTGATTAGTGGAAGCACTACTATTATTGCCGGGTATACTTCAGGTGTCAAAGGCGGATTAGGTGCGAACTTTAACGTTACTTTCACCAATGGAGCATTGAGTGGTAAAACTCAATCTGGTATGAAATAGCAATTTATAACTGGCCCTTTACGGGCTTTCACGCGAGCGTAGTTCAACGGTAGAACAATTATTTGCACACTTCTCATAGGTCTCACATCCTATATTGATGCAGGTTCGACTCCTGCCGCTCGCATTGTAACAAATAACCCATACTACCGCTTACTTTAGCACGTACATCACGTGGGCGTAATTCAATGGTAGAATAACGATTTCAGCCCTTCTCTCTCGTTTGAAATTGTTATGTAGGTTCAATCCCTGCCACCCACTTTTAAAAGAAAGAAGGTAAGATTATGGATAAAGATATGTCGAAATACGAACTCATAGATAACATTACTAATGACTTAACCTCTTTTATTAATCTGTATGCTTTCGTTTATCTTACAAAAGATAGCTACTCAAGGAAAGAATATGACCGCATAATCCAAGGAATGGAAAGAGATATGGTTGATCGTCTTAAGCAAAAATAATTGTAGTTACATTCTAATTAACTGTTGAGCCGACCAAAACCCATTGTTGGCTCTTATGCGAGTGTAGTTTAGTGGTAAAACGACAGCCTTCCAAGCTGTAGTCGCGGGTCCGATTCCCGTCACTCGCTTAGTAAAAAAATTTATTTCAACAAAAATCAAATTAATATTGTATATACTAATGCGGGGATTAAAGTATGAATAATAAAGACACTTTTGAAATTTTAACAATTCCAGATGACACAAGTTACTGGTTAGTTCGTGCTGATGGTGGAAAATATCTAGATGACTACATTGAAAATTCTTTCATTTCGATTGCACATAATCAGGTAACTATCGAGTCAATCCACTCCGATGATAGCCCCAAAGATGGTCTAAAAAACCCAGATATCCATCAAATGTACATTGATTCTTATCCTCATCAAACCAAACATTGGCAGACGATTGCCTCGTCTCAATGTTTTGAATTTATTAATAACATGAAAATTGGAGATGTTGTTCTTACGCCTGGTAAAAGTTCTGATTATTTTGCAATAGGTGTTATTACAGGAGATCCATTTGATGCTGATAAATCAAAATTAAGAACAAAAAAAGAAAACTCCGGACCCAATGGAATTCAATATAAAGTCGATCAAAATCTAAAACGGCGAAACGTTACATGGATGAAAACAATACACAGATCATCACTCCCCGGCGAACTTTATTGGATTTTGTCTGCACATCAAGCAATTTTTAACATTTCAAGTTACGCGGAATACATTGATCCTTTAATATTTCCTCTTTTTCAAAAACATAAAAAAATTCATTTAACCGTCTACACCACATTAGAAGACGATTTAACTCTTGCAAATTGGCAAGGTATTGTCGAAATGGCAAAAGACGAACAGTCTAATTATTTACACCAAGTAGAACTACAAGCAGACGTTCATTGTCCGGGCACCTTAGGATTTATAACTGGTCAGGAAAACATACAAGCAATTATAAACATCATTCACACAGTAGCTAGTCTTGGAGGGAATCAAGTAATTACTTTTGGTGGAATTGTTACTTTAATCTCTTTAGTAATTGGGAAAGAGGGGAAGAAAAAAGGCATTCTGAATTGGTGGGATGATTACCGAATCTCGCACATACAAAAGAAGGCCGAACTTAAACGTCTCAAACAAGAAACAAAAAATGTTCCTGATGAAGTGAAGAATATCAAACCTCAGATCAAGGATGTTGGAACCGTAATTTCACACGAAAACCTAAAATCGAAGGAAAAGCCAGAGAATGATCAGGAACTAGAGAAATAAATATTGGAATAACAAGAATGGAAAATATCCAAATGGCAAAGGGAATATAACTATGAATTAGCGGCCACAGTATTAACGCAATGAATGTCGACTCCATTGACGTTAACATAAGATATGCTACTACCTTCTTCATAACCTTCACTTCCTTTCTTCCACTTACATATGATTACACATATCATATATAAAATAAACAGCACTTTACTACTTTAGTGCTTTTATTTTAGCACATAAAAGAACATACGTTTGGAAATGTCAGCCTATTGTTATTTCCAGTTGGGAGGAATAAAACATGTCAGTAACCAAACTTAATAATGGTAAATGGCAAGCCCGTGTCTCTTACAAAGATGATGACGGTAACTATAAGTCGGTTACTCATTTAGAAAAGCGCAAAACTGACGCTGTTGAGTGGGAAACTAAAACTAAGAATGCTCTGCTGGAAGGTGCTGACTTATCACGTAGTACCGAGAGCCTAAAGCACTACTTTCTTGATTGGATCAGAATTTACAAAACTGACGGCGTATCGCGTCATACCCACGAGCTATATATGGGCAACTGGCGCCACGTCTCTGCCTATTTTAAGGATAAACCTATGAGCTCAATTAAACGCCCAGATTACCAGAAGTTCCTGAATGAATTTGGCCGCAGTCATGGAATTGCCACATCTCACAAGCTTCATCAACAAGTACACACCGCAATCAAGGACGCTGTAGCCGATGGTATTCTAAAACGTGACTTTGCTTACAAGGCACACGTCACTGGACGCCCTCCTAAGCCCGTAGAGGAAAAGTATTTGACGTTGTCCGATTATAAGAAGCTGCGTAAATACCTCATTAAAACGGCTGATTATGACCACATGACTATGCTGATGATGCTGTTTCAATTAGAAACCGGAACCAGGTTCGAGGAAGCTGCTGGTCTGACGTGGGATAATTTGGATTTGAATAATGGAATAGTTCACATTAAACGGCAGTGGGACGCCCGTAGACAGACTTTTCGTCCAACTAAGGGAAATGGACAGGCCGATGGAGATATAACCATAGGGCCCGCCTACTGTCGTTTTATGAGGAGCTATCGTAGCACGCAGAAAGATTATTTAGAATTGCACGAAATGAAGAATCCTAAGAACCTCGTATTTTGGTCTAAACTAGGAAAAATCGTGGGCAATGGGAATGCAAACGAAGAGCTAGGACGTATTTGTAACCGTCTAAATATCAATAAAGTTACAACACACGCCATGAGGCACACACACGCTTCGATTCTTATCTTAAATCATGAGTCCCTTCCCTATGTTCAACATCGGCTTCGACATCAGAAACTAGAAACGACCGTTAACACCTACGTCCATCTTATTGAAGAAGAAAACGGC